GGGAGAGCACTCCGATGCCGATGGTCTCCAAGTCGATGGACGAGGAGTTCGACCCGGACGAGCATCCGCGGGATGGCCGTGGACGGTTCGCCCATGCTCCGGAGCGCGGTACGCCCTCCAGCGCCTTCGAGGCTCGGGAGGCCCGGCGCAAGCGCAAGGCCGCGGTGAACGTCCGGCGGCAGAAGGCCCAGCGCTCCCAGCGGCAGGCGCCCGGTGGCCTGGCGGATCTGGCTGCGGCGATCCGGCACCAGTTCGGTGCCTCACAGCAGGCCGAGCAGGAGCCGGTCACCGAGCAGCTGGGGAGCAAGCGTGCGGATCGGCTGAACGCCCGCAGGTCCCAGCGCATCGCGGAGGCCAAGGGCCAGCGCAAGCTGCGCTCAGTCGGTGCTGACGATGCTCCCGAGGATGACTTGGCCAAGCCGTTCGAGGGCAGCGGCATGGGCCACAAGTTCGATGACCACCGGGTGGCGCTGGTCACCCGGGACCAGGCTGATCACATGCTCAAGAGCGAGTCGTTCTACATGGGCAACGTCGACTCCAAGAAGGCGTCGAAGGTGACGTGGCTGACTCCGGATGACATGGAGAGCCTGCTGAGGGGGCTCAACCAGGACCCGGACCGGCGCTTGATGCTGAGTGAGTACGTCATGCTGAGCATTGACGGCACGTTCGCCTCGAGCGAGGGCGGACCGCGTGATCCCGAGATCACGATGGCTGGCAATGCCCGTCTGAACACGCTGAAGAATGCCGCCACGAACTCCGACGGCTACGACTACCAGCAGGACAAGTTCCTGCGGTGGGCGCCGTCGGCGAACCCGGGCAGTCGTCGTGGCCTGGCCGTTCCGATGCCGGTGCTGCATCTGGAGCTGGACAATGACGGGGCGTTCCCGCGGGTGTGGGATGACCGGCCGTACGCGAACAAGCCGAGCGCGAAGGTGACGCCGGATCTCCCGCACGACCCTTTGACGAAGGCTGACGAGTTCGACGAGAACGAGGTGCGCCGGGACTCCCGTGGCCGCTTCGACGACCAGCCGGATCGTGTCCAGCCGACGAGTGGGTTCGACGCCCGTGAGGGTCGTCGGAAGCGGAAGGCGGCCAAGAACCGGTTCCGCACCCAGCAGGCTCAGCGGAAGGCGCCGAAGGCCCCAGTGCTGACAGATCGGGACTACGCGGTGCTGCGGCAGATGATGGAGGCCGACGAGCAGGCTTCCACGGCGCAGATCCTGTCCTCGAGCAAGCCCTCCAAGCGGGAGGCCCGGATGGCCGGTGCTCGCAAGGACCGGCTGGCGCATGGACGCAAGACGAGGATCGATGCCCGCAAGCGGGTGAAGGCGGTCCAGAGCGCTCCCGAGGAGACGAAGGAGTCGGCCATTCAGGCTGCCTTCATCAGCGGTGCCGGGTTCAGCACGTTCAATGATGCGGGTGACCCGTGGGCTGAGCAGCAGCAGATCACGCTGCGGCTGAAGGACGCCAGCACCACCTCGGTGACCGATGCGCTGTTGCGGATGGCGGGCAAGGCCCGTGGGGAGGCCAAGAGCACGCCGTCGAACGAGCGTCATGTCATCAGGAACACTGGCAATCTTGGCGTCGATGAGGCCTACGCGATGGCCGTGAACTTCTTCTCGGACATGGTCGACGCCAGCAAGGACGCCGGTGAGGACGGCATGTTCCTGTTCAACGGCAAGTCCATCCACGTGGACGACCTGGCGAATGCCTCACCGATCGTCGAGCGCAGGATCGACTTCGACACGGGTGAGCAGAAGAACATCCCGGTGGTCATCGCCCCGTCCAGTCCTCTGGTGGCTCGCACGATGGTGACGGGTGACAAGACCGACTGGAAGGGCGCACGGAAGGCCTTGGCCGTCATCTACGGCGAGCCGAAGTTCCGGTCCTTCTACGAGGTGGCTGCCGAGCACGGCATCGGCCAGGACGTCCTCATGCACACTCCGGACTTCATCGTGAATGAATATGCCCTTCGGTTCGTGGATACTGATGACTGAGCACCCTAGGAGGAACCGTGGTTGACTCGCGGACAGCCGTGAACGCCCTCATCGAGGTCGATCCGGGCTTCGTGCAGCTGTGCAAGACGCTCCTGGGCGACTCGGTCGATCCTCAGGACGCGTGGGAGTTCCTGTACGGCCCAGAGCGCGTGGTGAAGATGGGCCCGGAGGTCTCCGAGCTGGCCACCCACTCCCTGGTCTCCCGGGCGATGCGCACCCGCCGTGGCCGTCTGGTGGCGGCCGTGGCTGCTCCGGTGGCAGTGAGCGCGGCAGCGGCCGGGCATCACGAGCTGGACAAGAAGAAGCGGCCGAAGTACACCGAGAAGGTCATCACCGATGACGCCGCATCCAAGTCGGACACCTCGAGCATCATCTGGATGGGCGAGTTTTCCAAGGTGGACGCCGAGAAGCGCCAGGTGTTCGGCTACGCCTCGGTGGTGGAGATCGACGGGATGCCGGTGATCGACCGGCAGGGCGACTACATGACTCCGGAGGACCTGGAGAAGGCCGCCTACGACTACGTGGTGAAGTCCCGCAAGGGCGGGGACCAGCATCAGCGCGACGGGGAGAATCCATTCCACGCCTCGAACATGATCGAGTCGTTCGTCATCACCCCGGAGAAGATCGAGAAGATGGGCCTTCCCTCGGACACCCCGGTCGGCTGGTGGGTGGGCTACAAGGTCGAGGACGACCGCACGTGGGACAAGGTCAAGAAGGGTCTGGTCACGGGCTTCTCCATCCACGGCCGCGGCAAGCGGGTCGAGGTCGACGAGTCCGAGCTGGTGGGCATGTGATGGAGATGATCGGCAAGGCGCTGGACATCGGCCGGGCGGAGACCCTGCCGATCCCTCCATGGGCCGTGGCCCCGTTCTCTGCTCGGGTGGTTGATCCCCTGGACATGTACGCAGGCTCTCGGATGATGGCGTTCGGCATCTCCCGTGGCACGGGCCATCGGATCATGCCGTGGCAGAAGCGCCGGATGTCCCGCAACGCGAACGCCGTGGCTCAGGGCCGGGGCATGCTGTACTCGCCCTTGGGCGTGGGGAGCACGATGTGAGCGAGAAGCCGCGCAAGGGCCAGTCCCGGGCTGAGCTGGAGACGGCTCGCACCTTGAACACGGTTGCCATCATCGGTGGCGGTCACGCCTTGTACACCTCGCTGCCGGATGGCACGCGTCATGTGGTGGGCAGGGTGGTGCCCAAGCCGGTGAAGAACGCCGGCGCTGCGGTGGCCAGTAGGGTTCCGAGACTTCCCAAGAGTGCCGGGAAGAAGGCGGCGCTCGCCGGCGCGGCCGGCTGGGTGGGCTTCCATGGCATGGAGCTGGCTGGCGACGTCATGGGCCGGCGGAGCATTAACGCGCAGATCGACCAGAAGAAGGAGGCGGCCGTGAAGTCCGACCATGGGACGAACCTGGAGTTCGTGGCCAAGCGCCGCTTCGATGCGGAGGCCGATCGCCAGCGTCGGATCGGGATGTACTCCGGTGTGCTGGCCGGGTCGGCCCTGGTGGCTGGGGAGGGTGCTCGCCGGAATACGGTGATCACTCATCACGACCGGGACACCGGCAAGCAGATCGATCGGACGGCGCAGGTGGCCGCGGCGGGCAAGAAGCGGGCCCTGAAGGATCCGGTCGCCCAGGCGGAGCGGATGAAGCAGGCCAAAGGCATCACCCGGATCGGTGTCGGCCGCAAGGGCGCCCTCTACGGAGGCGCTGCTGCCTTGTCGGCCATCGCCTCGGCAGCGGCCTACCGTCATGGCATCAGCGAGCGGAACAAGCCGTGGAACTGAAAATGCCCCTCAAGACTTCATGCAGGCTGCTCGTGACTGCTACAGAATGGGAGCGTCATGAGTAAGCCGGTGAAGAAGCTGTTCGACCTCGAGATCGACGAGGTCTCCGTAGTCGACCGCGCAGCGAACCAGCATTCACTCATCGCCTTCTCCAAGTCTGCTGGAGGCGACATACCACTGGAGGGATCCATGCCGGATCTGGCAGTTTACGAAGAGACGGGCGAAGCGGTGGACGTGGACACCCTCGAGCACGGCGATGTCGTGTACGACGAGGATGGAAACGAGTACGTCTTCGTCGAGGATGCAGTCGAGGATGACGATGACGGCGAAGACGGCGACGAGGTCGGCAAGGCCGGTCTTGGCCTTCTCGATGCCGTGGCGCCGCGCCAGGTGGCCTTCCGGGGCACCGGCAAGATGAAGAACGTCGGGTTCAAGGGCGCTCGCAAGCTCAAGAACCCCCTCGACTACTACGCGCCCGACTCCGGCGCCGGCGACATCGCCTTCCGCGGCGATCGCCGCACGTCGATGCGCGACGTGAAGTTCAAGGGCGAGGGTCGCAAGGCCAACAAGGGCCGGATCGCTCGTGATGCCGGCGGGGCCGCGGCCGTGACCACAGCCGCTGGCGGAAGCGCGTACGCCGTGCACCGCCACAACACCCACAAGTCACTGGGAGACACCGTGCTCGAGCAGCTCTCGAAGGCAGTCACCGAGCGTGACCGCGAGGAGATCATCGCCAAGGCGATGGGTGAGGTCGAGGTCGCGAAGGCGGAGGCCCGCGAGGCCCTTGCCTACGCCGATAGCGAGCGGGAGATCCGCATCACCCAGGAGTTCGTCTCCAAGGCCGCGACGTACAACCTCCCGGTCAGCCCCGAGGTGCTCGGCCCGATCCTCAAGGCGATGGCGGAGGTCCTCGACGAGGACCAGCTCGATGTCATCGACGAGCTCTTCAACTCCGTCGGCGACGCGCTCTACAACGAGCTCGGCTACGTCGGGGAGTCCTCCAACTCCAGCGTCATCGACGCTGTGGACGCCTACGCGGACGATCTGGTCGGCAAGTCCGACCTGACCCACGCCCAGGCGACCGTCGCCCTGTTCGAGGCCAATCCCGCGGCCTACGACGCCTACATCTCTGAGAAGGGGATCTGATCATGGCATTCGAGGAAGGCGTCCGGTCCGTCTCGCTGGCCGCAGATGCGAGCCTTGCCGGCTACACCGGTGTTCCCGGCCTGCCAGGTTCGGCGAACCCGAACGACGGCAAGGCCCAGTACCGCTTCGTGAAGGTGACCGGGGAGTCCACTGTGGGCCTCGCGGACGCCGACGAGGGTCCGGTCATCGGGGTCTGCCAGTCCAAGCCCCAGGTCGCTGGCCAGGCGGCCACGATCGCCATTCGTGGCATCGTGTTCGTGGTGGCCGGAGCCACAGTCGCCGCGGGCGACCCCATCAGCCCTCAGGACACCACCGGCAAGGCCATCAAGTGGGTCTCCGGCAAGGCCCTGGCAGGGACCGCCATCACCGGCGGCGGTGCCGGCGAACTCATCAGCGTCCTGCTGGCCTGAGACTGACAAGGAGAATCTGAGATGCCAAGCCCGAGCCAGTCTGACCTGCACGTCAATGTGCCGCTGACGAATGTCAGCGTCGCATGGATGCAGTCCTCGGACGCATACATCGCCGACAAGGTCTTCCCGAAGTGCCCGGTGAAGAAGCAGTCGGACCTGTACTGGAAGTACTCCAAGAGCGACTGGCGCCGTACCGACGTCAAGCGCCGCGCCCCTTCGACCGAGTCGCCGGGCGTGGGCTGGAACGTCACCACGGACCAGTACTTCGCGCATGTCTACGCCGTCCACAAGGACGTCGACGACCAGCTGCGGAGCAACGCGGACTCCAACTTCAACCTGGACCGCGACGCAACGGAGTTCATCACCAACCAGATGCTCCTCAAGCGTGACCTGGACTGGAACGCACGGTTCTTCGTCGAGGGCGCGTGGGACGTGCACTACACCGGCGCCACGGACTTCACGAAGTGGAGCGATGGCGGCTCGGACCCGATCGGCGATGTGGCCGGCTGGATCCTGGACTACCGCCGGGCGACGGGCTTCAAGCCCAACAAGATGGTGCTCGGTGCCGAGGTCATGAACGCCCTCAAGCAGCACCCGGACATCATCGACCGCATCAAGTACACCCAGAAGGGCATCGTCTCCGAGGACCTGATCGCGACCCTGTTCGGGATCAACCAGCTCTACACCTCGTACGCGACGATCGCGGATACCCCGCAGATCCCGGATGCGGCCGAACAGGATGCGGGTGCGACGTACGACTTCATGACGAGCAGCAAGTCGGCCCTGCTGGCGTACGCGCCGGCGAGCCCCTCGCTCATGACGCCGTCGGCGGGCTACACCTTCACGTGGAACGGCTACCTCGGCGGCAACTCCGAGGGCATCAAGATCAAGCGGTTCCGCATGGAGCACATCGCGTCGGATCGTGTCGAGGCCGAGATGACCTACGACATGAAGGTCGTGTGCCCGGACATGGGCGTGTTCGTCAAGGACGCGGTGGCCTGAGATGGCCGGCCGGGTTCCCACGGACATCAAGGCGGGTAGGGCGGTGACCCTTCGGGGTCACTCCTACGCGAAGGGTGATCGTCTGGACGTCGCGCATGTGACGGAGCTGGCGAAGACGAACGCCCTGAACGCCCTGCTGTCCAAGGGCGTCCTGTACGCCACTCCGGACCCGTTCCATCGCCGTACGCCGGCGGGGCACCCCACGGTGACCCCGCTCGGCGCGGTGGTGCTGCGGGACTTCCTGGAGCAGGAGGAGCTGCAGGATGCTCCTGCTGCCCCGACGGGGATCAGCGTGACCCCGGGCAACGCGCAGCTGACGCTGGCGTTCACGGCTGCTAGTGGCGCCACGAGCACGCAGGGGCGCATCGATGGCGGCGAGTGGGCGAGCGTGACGAACGGCCAGGTGTTCACGGGCCTGGTCAATGGCCAGGCGTACTCGTTCGAGCTGCGCAGCGTGAACGCGTTCGGGGAGGGTGTGGTCTCGAGTGCGACCGTTGCTACGCCGCGAACGACCTCGTCTGCGCCGCTTGCTCTTGTGGCCACTCCTGGCAACACGTCCGCGAGCATCGCGTTCAACGCCCCCTCGAACGATGGCGGGGCGCCGATCAGCGAGTACCAGTACAAGGTGGGCGCGGGCGCGTGGACTTCCAAGGTCCCTGCCTGCACGGGCTCGCCTCTGGTGGTCACGGGCCTGACGAACGGCGTGCAGGTGAGCATCCAGCTGCGTGCGGTGAACATCGCGGGCAATGGCGCGGCGTCCACGGCCGTCAACGTGACTCCGGCGTAGTCATGGACCTGGAGACCATTCCTTCGGAGCAGGTGCGTCCTCGTGCGAGGACCCGGAAGCCGAAGCAGCCGGTTGAGGCTGCAGCCGCTCCCGGGCCGACGGACGGGGTGACGTACATCGCTCGCAAGCCGATCAAGATCGGTGCTAAGAAGTTCAAGATCGGGGATGTGGTCCCTGAGGCCAACTCATGGACTCGCGTGGAGTCGTGGGTGAGGAGCGGGTACCTCGACGTTGTGGAGGTCTAGTCGTGAGTCACTTCGTCTACTCCGATGAGGTTGCCAAGGGCCGCCTGCTGGAGGCCCGCAAGCTGGGCCAGCGGTACGTGTCGAGCCTGGCCCGCAACTACCGGTCCGCGGCGTCGATGACGGACGTGGATGCGGCGGGCAATGAGATTCGGATCGGCTCGCACCCGAAGGCGATCAAGCGGGTGGCCAGTGAGGTGTTCGGCACCGGCGGGGTGAAGGACTACCTGGACACTGCCGGCCGGGCTGGCCGTCGTGCCGGTGCGATGCGGGCGAACGCGACAGCGGCGGGCAAGGGCCCTCGCTCGGCGGCGATCCGCGATGCCAATGACATGGATGCCCGGGTGGACTCGATGACCACTCGTGGCGTGGGCGAGGCCAAGCGGCTGCGGAACGTGTGGGCGGGCGTGGGTGCCGCTGGTGGTGCTGTGGGCGCTGGCGGCATTGCGGCGATGCACTCTGACAAGCCGAAGCAGCGGTATGCCCCGGTGGTGATGCCTGCTGCGAAGGCGTACACGCTGTCCAAGGCAGCCCGGAAGCTGCCGAGGGATCTCGCGGGCATGGAGGCGGAGCTGGCGCGTCAGGCGAAGGCGACGCAGGCCGCGATCGATCACCGGGACAAGGTGGTGGCCGAGCACAAGCCGGTGATGGATGCCTATGACCGGCAGACGCAGGCGACGAAGAAGCCGGTGCGCCGCAAGGCCCCGGTGACCCCGGTGGCGGCTCCGGCTGCCCCGCGCAAGCCTCGGACCCGCAAGAAGGCCGTGGTGCCCGAGAGCCTGCACCTGAACCCGAACCCGCCGAGGACTCGCGCTCCTCGTGCTCCTCGTCAGTCGCCGGATGAGCTGCGGGCTGGTGCGCTGCGCATCAACGAGAACCTGAGGTCCTCTGCCTCTCCCCGGCAGATCCGTCGTGGTGCCCTGATCGGTGCTGCTGTCGGTGGCACGGTGGCTGGCGGCGCGGCTCTGTACGCCATGCACCGTGCGAAGAAGAAGCGTGCCGGCCAGCTGGTGCCGGTCGGCAAGGCTCGCCTGCCGAAGGTGGGCTCGCTGGTGCGGGCTCCGGGCATCGGCGGTGCTCGAGCGCGTCAGGCCGAGGTGGGCCTGTCCTCGAGCGGCAAGCGGAAGCTGACGTACAAGACCCCGATCGTTGCCACGCGTGATCCGGCGGCCCCGAAGCCGTCGTACGCGCTGCACAACTTCACCACCGGTCCGCTGTGGCAGGGTGGGGCGGCGGTGTCCGCTCATCCGGTGCGCACGACGGCGGCGGTGACCGGTGGGGCCCTGGCCCTGGGTGGGTCGTTCCGGGCGGGTCGCAAGAGCACTGACGCCAGGTACTACTAGCCATGCCGGGGCTGCCGGGTGTGATGGCTCCGCCCAAGACGATGTCGCGCTTCGTGACGAAGCCGTCCATCCCCAAGCCGGTGATGGCTCTGCCGAAGGCAGCTGCCCCGAAGATCGCCGCGCCCAAGGCTGGTCGCCTGACGCCGACGGGCGGCCGGGCTCCTGGCGTGCCGGGGGCGAAGGCCCCGCGGATCCCCAAGCCGGTGATGGCCAAGAGTGCGTACACCCCGACGGCCCGGCGCCTGGTGCTGATGACCCCGAAGGGCAAGGTGCTGCGGGGCAAGCCTGCGTTCAAGCGGGCGAAGGGCCACTTCATGCCGGTGGGCGGGGACTTCCTGAAGGCGGGCCGATGACCTTCACCTACTCAGGCGACCCGGCCGCGTCCGACAAGGACGAGGTCCGGTTCCTGTGCGGTGACACGGACTCCACGCGGCCGCTGCTGAGCGATCAGGAGATCGCCTTCGTCATCGGCAAGTGGGCTCCGCTGTACGGCTCGAACACCCTGAACGCGGCGGTGTGCTGCGAGATCATCGCGGCCCACTACGCCCGTGAGGTGTCCGTCAGCGCCGACGGCGTGTCCGTGGGCGTCTCGGAGCTGCAGTCCAAGTTCGAGGCGGCTGCGGTCAGCCTGCGGGACCAGTACAAGCAGGAGCAGGCGATGGCCTCCCCGACGTTCTCTGGGGCGCTGTTCGACCAGCAGTGGGATGAGTCGATCAAGCCGCTGAAGTTCGGCCTGGGCTTCATGGACAACTACCTCGCAGGCCGTCAGAACTTCGGCGACTACGACCCGAGCGAGTACCCGTCGTTCTACCCCGAGTACTACCCGGGGTACTGATGTACGCGGTGGCGCTCTCCACGGCCCGCAGGTACGCGGAGATGAACATGACGGCCGAGGTGACGATCACTCGGCCCGCCGAGGCTGTGCTGAACGACGTGACCGGCTATCTGGCCTCCGAGCGCCTGGGCGGGGTCTACAAGGGCAGGGCCCGGGTCTACTCGGTGGCCGGCCCCCTGCTGCTGGGCATCGGGGATGAGAGCCAGGAGTTCCAGAACACGTACGTGTCTATCCCTGTACAGGTGGTGATCGACGGGGTGCCGTACGAGCCTGACCCGCGCCCGGACGACCTGGTGGAGGTCACGGCGCATGACGACCCGCTGATGGTGGGCCGGACGTTCCGCTGCCGGGACACGGAGGCAGCAGGGCAGTTCCCGGTGGTGCGCCGGATGACGTGCATGGGCGTGGAGGATGCGAGCCACTGGATCGACACCGGTGCCCCGCCTGTCCCGGTGGAGTGGCAGTGACCCCGGAGGAGCTGGTGGCTTACCTGGAGCGCCTGGCGAAGGCTGTCGAGGACGTGCCGGCGACGATGGAGGCGGAGGCTTCCAAGGTGGCCCGGCAGGTGCGTGCCCCGGGCGTGGGAGTGGCGGTGGGCCGCACCGGTGATGGGATCATCGTGCGGGTGCTCAGCGTGAACCCGCGGGCCTCGAGCGCCCAGGTGGCTGCCCGGATCAGGCGGCCGCTGATCGACTCGGTCCGCAAGGGAATCGAGGGCTGCATCCGTGCTTGATACCGGTGCTCTGACGGATTACGTGATCGCTGCCCTGGCGGAGATCTCCTGGCTGGAGGTCGGCGACGGGATCGCCCCGGATGCCGGCGGCTGGGTGAAGGGGCAGCCGAATGTGGACCAGTTCGTGCCGTACGCGGTGGTGGCCTTCTCCGGTGCCCGGCCGCGCACCCCTGAGCTGACGCTGGCCCGGCAGGAGGACGCGTGGGTGTGCTCGTTCCAGCTGCGCTACCACGGTGCTGCGCGGGCCCAGGTGGACTGGACGGGCACGGCCTGCCGCCAGGCGGTGTCGGGGCTGCTGAAGCAGCTGTTCGGCGCCCCCGATGCCTTCGAGATCACGTGGGTCGAGTGGCAGTCCCTGGGCGGAGTGCTGCGCAACGACAGCGTGGATCCACCCATCTGGAACGCCACTGACTCGCTCACATTGCATGCCGTGAAGCGAGGCACCTGACCGATCGCGGTCCTAAACTGACATACGACAGCCACCTCGCCGAGGTCGACACAAGGAGAACCCAATGTCACGCATCATCCCCAATGAGCAGACCTGGATTGCGTGGACGACTGTCCGTCCGGCTGTCCTCGCTGCCCCCACCGAGGCCGAGCTCGACGCTGCCATCGTGCTGACGCCGTTCATCGTCTCGCTGAACCCCTCGGCGCAGGGCAACACGGTGCCGACCCCCAACCTCGACAGTCTCTTCGAGACCTCGGTCCCGGGCACTGTCCAGGCGTCGTTCACCGGTGACTTCTACCGCGACGACGAGGCCGACACCGCGTGGGAGACCCTTCCGCGTGCGGCCGACGGCTACTTCTTCGTCTCCCGCTTCGGCGGCTCGGGCGTGAACCAGAAGCCTCGTGCGGGCGACGGCGTCGAGGTGTGGCCGCTGATGGTCGTCTCGCGCACCATGGCCGCGATCGCCTCCAACACCGTCCAGACCTTCACGGTGACCGGCTCGGTCCCCGAGGAGCCGGCGGAGTCCGCGATCGTCACGGGTGTCGCTGCCGTTCCGAGCGTGCCGCGCAACCTCACCGGTGCTGCGGAGTCGGCCACGGTCGTCGTCCTGGACTGGGACGCCCCGCTGCTCGGCTCGCCGACCAGCTACAAGGTCTACCAGTCGTCGACGCTGGGTGGCTCGTACACCGAGGTCACGACCAACATCACCAAGACCGGCACGACCGCCCGGATCACCGCACTGGTCACGGGCACCGACTACTTCTTCAAGGTCGCTGCCGTGAACGGCACGGGCACCGGCGGCCAGACGGCGACGGGCGTCCTCGTCCACACGCCGTAGTTCATGACGCTGCTCGAGGAGGATCTCCCGCTACAGTCGGTGGGAGTTCCTCCTCGACGCGTTTTCACCCCTAGGAGACCAGTGATGAGTGCACCGAGCCCTGCCAAGAAGGACACCCGTCGGAAGGCGACGTTCGCGGACCTGCAGGCCAAGCCGAAGCGGACGAAGGAAGTCGTCCTGATGGTGCCGGACGCCGACGGCGACGTGATCGAGTTCGTGATCACGCTGAAGGCGATCGGCTCGCGGGCGTACGACGACCTGATGGCCAAGTACCCGCCCACCCCGGAGCAGAAGAAGGACGGGGCGACGTACAACCCGGAGACATTCGGCCCGGCCCTGATCGCGGCGTGCAGCTGGGAGCCGCGGCTGACCCCGAATGAGGCCCTGGAGATCTGGAACTCCGAGGACTGGTCCCGCGGTGAGGTGATGGAGGTCTTCGTGGGGTGCATCGAGGTGTGCTCGAGGGGCCTGGACGTCCCTTTCACCGTAGAAGGCTCCGGTACGACAGCACCTTCTACCTAGAGCAGTCGTGGTGCGCTGATCACGGCCTTCCCCACTCCGCGCTCCTAGGATGGGATCCGGAGGATCGGGCGAAGCTGATCGCCTACCTCCTGGAGTCCAGCAGCAAGTGCCAGTCCTGCGGCACGAGCGACTGGGAGTGGGAGGAGGACTGGTATGCGTACGAGCCGATCACGGTCCAGTGCCATGGCTGCTACATCAAGGAGATGGCCCGTGAGGATGATGCCTCCCTCGCCGGCGCCCGAGTCACGCTCGTCCCGAAGCAGGTAGCGCAGGCCATGCGTGAGCAGCCGAATCGGGTGAAGGGGCGCTTGGGATGAGCGTTCCCGTCGACTTCCAGCTGAATGCTGACACCGCCGGCTTCACCCAGTCGATGGGTCAGGCCATCGGGGTGTCGCAGAACTACATGCAGGTCGCCACCGGCGTGCGCGGGGCGACGGCGGACATGTCGGGGGCGTTCGTCCAGGCGACGCAGCGGCTGACGGGCTTCACGAAGATCAACTCGATCGCTGCGGATGCGGCGGCCGCGCAGCAGAAGGCCCTGGCGAACATCGAGGCCACGGCCACGGTGACGGGCAAGTCGTTCGCGAACCTGTCCTCGGCGACCCGCTCGCTGGCCCGGGACTTCCCGATCGGCATGCAGGGCGCGGTCGACGTGATGGAGTCGATCCAGTCCGTCGGGGTGAAGTCGGAGCAGCAGTTCAAGTCGCTGGGCAAGTCGTTCGTGCAGCTGGGTGCGGCGACGAACACGAATGCGGCCTCGATCGGCCGGGACATGACGCTGCTGGGCAAGTCGATGGGCAACGGCGTCTCCCAGTTCGAGGCCCTCTCGGACTCCCTGACGACGGTGACCAAGAAGCTGGGTGCCAGTGCGCCGGCGACGATCGCGTTCTCCAAGGCGCTGGCCCCGATCGCGGCGACGGTGGGCATCGGCCAGACCTCGGTGATGGGCCTCTCGGCGGCGATGAGCTCGCTGGGCGAGGACGGGGTGCGCAGCGCCAACGTCTTCAACAAGGTCCTGCTGGACATGAATCGGTCCATCCGTGACGGCGGCCCGGAGCTGAAGGCGTACGCGGACATCATGGGCACGACCAGCGACAAGCTGCGGGACATGTTCAAGTCGAACCCGACGGAGGTCCTCAACCAGTTCACGGAGTCGCTGAGCAAGGCCGGGCAGGGCTCGCAGCGGCTGCTGGAGAACCTGGGCTTCGACTCGGTGCGTGACACCCGATCGCTGCAGGCGCTGGCCCGCACTCCTGGCGGGGTGCGTGGGGCGATCGACACGAGCGTGGGCGCCTACGGCAGTGGCAGCACCAAGGAGGCTGCTGGGGCGGCGATGGGCGGCGTACTGGACCAGGCGTCGATGCTGAAGGAGACGATGGGCCAGACCATCTCCAACATCGGCAAGCCGCTGATGGGCGTGATGGGCCTGCAGCTGAAGATCGCCACGAAGGTCGCCGGCCTGATGGAGGGCGCGACCGGCTCGGATGCCTACCAGAAGGCGGGCACAGTCGGGGCGATCGGCGGGGCTGCGTGGGGTGGCATCTCCACGGCGATGCAGGGCCTGATGGTGGCGGCGATGGTCAAGGGCGGCGTGAACGCCCTGCGCAACTCCCAGCAGCTGAAGAACTTCCGGCAGGGTGCGGCGCTGGCCTCGTACGGGGTGGGTGCGGAGGAGGGCGTTCCAGCCACTCGTGCTGAGCGTGCCGGCATGGGCATGCAGAGCGCCATGATGGCTGGCGGCATGGGCTCGGGCCGTGATGCGCTGAGCACGTCGGGGAAGGTCTTCAGCCGCGGCGTGCGGATGGCCGGGGATGCGACGAACCGGTTCGCCCGCGGCTACTACGGCAACGTGCTGCGGATGGGGCTGGACGAGCCCCAGTGGCATACCCCGTCCGGTGAGGCGTACATCGAGGCCCGCAAGGCCTTCAAGGCGAACGAGATCCCTCGGGAGGACCTGAACGCTGCCCGCAAGGCGTACATGGCCGGCCTGGTCAATCCTCCGGGGTGGAAGGACACCGGCAAGAACCTGCTGGAGACCGGCAGGGCGATCACCACTGATGCCGGGCGGTTCGCCGGCGGAACGGCGCTGAAAGCTGCGGGCAAGATCGGTGCTGGCCTCAGCGCCATCGGCGGCCCCATGCTGGCTGTCGGCGCGGGCATCGCTGCAGGCACGTGGGCCTACGGGCAGGCCGACCAGGGCCAGACGAACCTGCAGGGGATGCGGGACACCTCCGGGGACATCTACGCCTCGATGAACTCGTTCGCGGAGGCCACCGGCAAGGCTGGGCACGGGCTGGTGTCGTTCCAGCAGGTGGTGCAGGAGACCACGAGCAAGATGATCGCCGGCAACAACTCGATGGACAAGGCGCTGACT